GTATCCGATCTTGTCCGGGATCGGTTCCCCGAGGTTGTACGCTTTGGTGATGACCGTGGACTGATACGCGCTGCCGCCATCGAGGTAGGCCGACTGCTGCACGGGGCTCAGGCGGGTGTTGGGCAGGTAGTCGTTGAACGACCAGACTTGGCCCGCACCTTCACTGAGCGAGATGATGTCGCCTGCGAACATGAGCACGGGGCCGAAGTTCGAGAAGGCGGTGGGAATGAAATCGTTGACCTGCCAGTTGTCCCAGTAACCGAGCCACGAGCGGGCCAGTGAGTGGTAGACGATGACCGCGTTGTTCTGGTTGAAGGTTCCTTCGAGTTCGATCGACGAACCCGATTCGAGCAGGAGCGCCTCCTCGCTCTCCAGTCCGATGGAGAACGGGCCGGCGGTGACGAACGGAACAGCCAAGAGGTAGCGGTTGTTCCAGAACACGCCGTCGCAGTATTCCAGCTTGGTCTTGTCGATGCGGCTGATCAGGTCGTTGATCGGGCTGCTGAGAGCGAGGCCGACGCTGGTCTGGGTGCCCGCTTGGATCTGGGCCATCGATCGGATGCCGTCGCGGGACAGGAAGAAGACATCGGCACCGACAGCGGTGATTGAGCGGTGCGAGGAGCATCCGATGTTGCCCGAGACGAGCGTGATGATCCAATCGGCGGGATCCTGCGTAGGATCGGCGTCCACGCTCCAGATCGAGCGTTCCTTGAAGACGAGGAGCTTGTAGCCGAACCACGAGTAGAGCCCTCGGATTGGATCGCCATCGCCACCGACACGGATGGAACCAAGCGGATCCCATGACTCGCCATCGAGGATATCCGAGAAGTACAGGGTATCGGGTTGGATGCTGGTATCCGCGGACACGGCCCACAGGCGGTTCGTGTGCGTCGTGAGATAGAGCGGCTTGGCGGGCGCAGCGAGCGAGACGAATGCTGCCGCGTGGGACTGGTTTGCCGGCGAGATGGAAACCGTTGGAGGCGTCGTGTAACCGCTGCCGGGGTTCGTGATTACAATGGAAAGAACGGCACCGTCCCCACCGATTCTCGCTTCTGCGGTAGCCGTGACACCGCTGGGCGGAGCCGATATGGTGATGGTAGGAATCGAGCTGTGACCGGACCCCTGATTGATCACATCGATGCGGCTGATCTTGCCAGCAGTAATTGCCGAGTTGGTGTTGGTGCTCGTGACATAACGCAGCGCGGTATAGCCGTCTGCGTAGAACAGCTTGTCGTTGAGCTGCGCGAAGTAAACGAACCGAGAAGCGTCGTTGATCGTCGAGCTGCTGATGATGTTGTACGAGACTCCGGGTGATCCGTAGTAGAGATCCTTGGCACCGGTGTTCCGATTGAGAACGGCGATGACGAGGCGCTCGGAGGCCGCGGTATCGAAGTAGAAGCCAGAGAAGACCTGCGAGTTGGTGGGCAGGTTACTGGCGAAGTTGGAAGTCGTGGACTCCCAGTTGGTGATGATGTCTTCCCAGTTGCGCGATTCGCTGTTGCCGGTCAGCGAGATGGTCCCGAGGCGCGTGACGAGGTTGCCGAAGTCGTCATAGTCCATGTTGATGGCCTCTTCCATGCTCGTGGCAGGAATGGCATCGGGACGAGTGGCAGAGATGACCCCGGTGGAGAAGCCGTTGCTTCCATCCAGAAGCAACTGGTCATCGAGCGCGTCTGAGGATTGGAAAGGCATTAGAGGATGTCCTGGAACGTGTAGTCGTAGAGGCTATCCGGGATGATGCGGCTGATCTGCTGCTGCTGGCCACGCTCCATGTCCTTCATGATGCTTACCTGAGCAGCGCCCTCTTGGAACTTGGCCTGCGCCTTGCCGTACTGCCTGCTGTATTCGAGGAGATCGCCTTCCGTGTAGGCCATCAGTGCGTTCTCGACGCCGCGTAGCTCGAAGTTGGTATCGTTCGAGATGGTCTGGGCTTCGCCGAACTGCCGCATCTGGGACTGCTTCTTGCCCAGGATGAACAGGGTGCCGTCGGTGTTCGGAGTCGGGATGAGCTTGATCTGGGGAACACCGGCTTCGCCGCAGGAGACTCCGAGGACGCGGGTCCAGTTAACGAAGTTACCGGGGGTAGACTTGCGGCTATCGACGTTGTTCCAGGTGTTGGGATCGAGCTGGAAGAACGAGACCCATTCCGCGGCGGGAACTTCGATGCCGTCGGTATCACCGGAGACCGTGAAGCGTGAGGCGACCGGGAAGTCCAGGAACATGTTGTAACCGGTCCCGGAGGCGTACATCGCGGTGACGTACTGCGAGATGGTGACGAGTTCTTGGCCGTTGGTGACCGGGGTGGAGACGACTCCGAGGGTATCGTTCCAGAGGCACGAGTCCCAGATCATCGAGTAGCGACGAATGCAGAACTTCTTGGCCAACGCGAGCGTGGCCGAGTCCGTGAACGAGAGCTTGTCGCAGGCCGCTTGGGCTACTTCTGAGGGTTTCATGCGAAGAACTCTTGGAGCGTCATCGTGGAGATCGTTGTGAAGCTAGATCCACCGTTTATCGCGTAGTTGAGGTACAGGTTCGTGACCGACAGCGGAGTGAAGATGTGAACCTTGTACGTTGTTGAAGTGGACGATGACGGGGAATCAAGGAACTCAATCTTCGTGTTGTTGATCGCATTGACCTCTCCGTCTTCGTAGCTTCCTGAAGCAATACCTTTCTGGCCTGTGCCAATCGAAGTGCCGATCTCGGTTCCGTTTCTGGTTACACGGAACAATACGAATTGAGAGGCGTTAACCAGTGTTGAGTAATTCAGGACAATGCTGACGAGAATCTTGGACGAAGTAGACCGAGGAGTGATCGACCTTGTTACAGAGGTGATCTCGGTTCCAGGACCAGTGAGTGATCCAGTGTAGTTGTATCGATCATCGGCAACCTGTTGAACGCACTGTGGGGCGTTGGATGAATTGATCCCGATCGACCCAACGGTCACGAGCTTCACCTTGCTGGAATCGTTCGCATCGGTGATCAGCACCTTATCGTTGGCCAGATCAACCGTGACGGTCGAAATGTTCGGAACGGTGATGTTGTCCGAGTTGAGAGTCAGCGTGTCGGTGCCGAAATTACCAAGCGTGGTATTACCGTTGGCCGCGAGGTCTCCGGTGAGCGTGGTATTCCCGGTGACTCCGAGCGTAGATCCCACGGTAGCAGCGCCCGTCACCGACACGCTCGCCAGGGTGGACAAGCCGGTCACACCGAGCGTGGTGCCGATCGTAGCCGCATTGGTAACCGCGAGACTGTCCAGCGTGGAAGCTCCGGTGACAGCGAGGCTTCCGAGAGTAGAGAGTCCTGTGACGCCCAGAGTGGTTCCAATGGTAGCAGCTCCGGTGACACCAAGGCTGGCCAACGTGGAGAGTCCGGTGACATTGAGGGTGCTGCCCATTCCGACTGCGCCGGTGAGCGTGGAGATGCCGGTGACGGACAGGGTGCCGGGGATCGTGAGGCCACCGGTGATCCCTAGCGTTCCACCGATCGTGGCATTGCCGCTGGTAATGAGCGAGCTGAGGGAGGTGGCACCGGTGACTGCGAGTGTACCGGCCACAGCCGTGTTGCCGCTGGCGCTAGCCACCGTGAACTTGCTCGTGGCGACGCTGAAATCGCCGTTGATGTTGGACGCAACCGTGGAGACTTGGAGCGCGGAATCGTTTCCGGAGCCGTCGCTGAGAGCCTTCAGACTAGCAGTGAGCGTGGCGTTATCGGTCGTCTTCAGCAGGCCAGTGTAAGTGCTGGCGACGGTACTGCCTGTGAGTGGGGTTCCCATACTATTCTCTTGGAGGTAGTGCGAGCTAAGACTTGTGAATTGTCACGCGGTTTCAGGCTTTAGGTTGGGCTTTTGCCTGTAGTGTGGGCAGGGGTAGGAAGTGCGCGTCGGGCAAGGCACCCGAAACTTTTTGACCTCCATGATTCCTTCCTCGACGGCCAAGTTCAAGAAACGGTTGGTCTGGGACTGCTTCAGCCCCCACTCGACAGCCCATTGCCGGCTGGTTTTCCACTCCGGTGTTGGGATCTCGATCTTGCGCTGAAGCTCCGTCCGGATGTGCTTCAGAAGCTCGGCAGATTCCATTCGGTCTCGCCTTGTTTCCATTGGTGAACGTAAAGTTGGGCGCTGTCCTCGGTGTACTCCCCGAAGACGATGCCATGTGACCACGCCAGTGTACCCCTTCGCCGCAGCGCGTAATCCATGCAAGGAACGTCAGCGAGTGTTCCTGGAGACAAGCACACCGGGTTATCGCTCCGTCGTCCCGTTGCCATGCCGGCGCGATGCGCGTGGGCCACAACAGTGTTGCCCCAAGTCTCCGCGGTATCTCTGAGGAAGTTTTCGCCGTACAACAGGCCGTGGCCCCACTTGTAGCCTCCCAGCGTGTACCAGCTACGGGGTAGTACATCATGGGTCTTGATGAATACCCGAGCATGCCGTTCGATCGGTTCTATCATCCTCTGCCATATCGCCTCCGCGAACCCGCGGACGACGGTGTTGTGGTGGTGAATCAGCCTTTTGGCCCGCTCATCATGATTTCCAACAATAAATACCGTGGGCCGAAGCTCCCCCAGAAACCGCCTCCCCTTATCGATATCATCAAGGTAATCGTCTGCGGCATCGGAGTCATTGTCGTTGGTCAGAGCGCCTGCTCGAAGCGAAGCAAGGTCATAGGCGTCCCCAAGGTGAATGACCTCATCGGGACGAAACTGATCACGGAAAAGAAGCGCGGCAGCGAGCGCATTCTGATTGGCCCGATTGCCGTGAGTGCAACCGATTGCCATTACCCGCTTTCTTGCTGGAACAACGGTCACGCTTAATTGCAAGCATTACTTGCTCGCTCTATCAAGCGTTACATCGTCAGTTCTTGGGAAGTGCGTACCAGCCGGCGGGGATGATGATATTGAACGGGCCAGTCATCTTGCCGTTCTTGTCGAATGCGTAAGCCTTGGCCTGCGTGGCTTCGGCCAGCATCACGGGATCACCGTTCTTTACGATCACCACCTTGCTCTGGCAACCCAGGGAGGTCAGCAATCCGACGGTGCAGATTGTCTTTGAGATCCTTGGGAGCATTGCCTTCTGCAATGTCTGCTGGCGGTGTTTCTCGGAGGAAATCGAGCAGTGCCTTGAGGATCTGGTAGATCCAGTTCACTCGGGCTTTTTCTCGGCGTCCTTGGCGGCGATGAGGCCGACACCGGCGGTCACCGCGGCGATGGTAGCAGCGAGATCGACGTTGGTGCTGGGATCGCCATCGAAGAGGGCTTTGAGGCAACCGCCGACAGCGACGAGAATGGCTCCGATACCGGCGAGAGTGGTCTTGGTGTTTTTCATTTGTAGCGGAATAAGCGATACGCACCGTAGATGGCGCAGAGCAGGCCAATCACGGCGGTGACGAGTCGGACGATGTCGGTGAGCCAGGGGATAAACGAAACAGCGGTGGCCGCTGCTGCTCCTCCCATGGAGACAATCATCTGATTTGTGTCACCGCCGTGATTTGAGTCCATTTAGGTGGGATTTGATTGGTTTTTCGCAGCTTCTTCTAGGATATCCACCAAGGGGAGACCGACGCGCATATTGTTCACGTCGCCGGCCTTCATACCAATCACCAAGAGCTGGTGGAGCAGTTGGAGTTGTTGGAGTGTGAG